CCACCGGTGAAAGCCGTCTGTCGATGTACGAAGGGAGCATTAACCCTGAGACACAGGAAGTGACAGTTGCCGACATGGTAGACATGTTCTGGCTCACCACCGAGAAACCGTCGACCTATACGGACAACGGCCTCAACATCACGATCAAGCGCAAGAACTACCGTTACGAGGTCTACGATGAGGCGGGGATGCCCGACCACGAATTCCTCCGCAACAACCGCGGGCGCCGGTTCTATACCAAATACGACCCGTACGACCCGTGCTCGGTGCGCCTCTATACGATGGATGCCGACGGCGGGATGCGTTTCGTGAGGATAGCCCGCCCCTACTTCGTGATCCACCGCAACATCCAGGAACAGACCGAGGGGGAACGCGCGTTCATCTCCGCCAATATCAGGGCCAACGAGGCCGACCGCATACGCCGCCAGATCGAGGGGCGCGTCATCGAGCGCGAGCACGGCACATCCATGGAGCAGCAGGGGCTGCGGCGCCCGAAGATGGCGGGTCTTTCCGGGGCTGAGAAGGCGGAACGGGAAATCGAGCGCGAGGTGAGACGGCGCACCCGCAAATATGCCGCCGACCCGGAACAGCTTTCGCCGGGGCGCATCACCAAGGCGATAAGCAACATGGTGTTCGACCCGACGGACGGCGGCATACGGCTCGACGAACGGAAGGGGGCAGGCAAACTTTGACAATACGATATACAAAAAACGACAAAACGATTATGACACCCACAGAAAAACAGATGACGATTGATGCCTTAAGGGCATACGTGGAAAAATATCCGAGCCGGAACAAGGCCGCGGCAAGCCTGAAAGGGGTGTCACCGGCCACCCTGAGCGCCATACTCAATGGCAAACTCGGGATTGTAAGCGACGAGATGCTGCGCTCCATCAGGGAACAGGTTGCCCCGGCGGCTGCAGCATGCGGATGGCAGATTGTCGAGACAGGTGCGTTTCAGGAGATACGTGCCGCCATGAGAGACGCACAGGAATACAAGAAAGTGAGATGGATTGTCGGTGATGCCGGCTGTGGAAAGACCACCGCGGCAGCGGCCTACGCCAGCGAGAACCGCGAAGTTTTCACAGTGCTTTGCGACGAGGATATGCGGAAAACCGACTGCGCCCGCGAGATTCCCCGGAGCGGCGGGCTGAAAAGCGCGGGCACCCGTATACGTGAGACCCTCGAGGCCGCCATAGGACGGATTCAGCAGATGGATGCCCCGCTGCTGGTTTTCGACGAAGGGGACAAACTCAACGACAATGTGTTCCACTATTTCATCAACCTCTACAACCATCTGGAGGGGAAATTCGGCATAGTGTTCATGTCGACCTCATACATCGAGCAGCGCATCGAGCACGGGGTGAATTCCAACCGCAAAGGTTACAACGAGATATATTCACGCATCGGCCGCCGCTTTTTCACCCTCGACCCCACAACCCCTATGGACGTTTCTGCCATTTGCCATGCCAACGGGCTTACCGACAACCGGCAGGTGTCGAACGTGATCATGGCCACCGAGAAGGAAGATTTCGACCTGCGGTGTGTCAAGGGTGCCATCCACCGGGAAAAGAAACTACGCGAGGCCGGGGCCTGAACGCCGTTCGAACGGCATTCAGGCGGCATTCAAAAACAATACAGCAGACAGAAATGGCAAGGGCATATTCAGTAAACGAGGCAATGAGCATGAAAAAGAAGACGATACCTTTCACAGGGGCGTGGGCCGACGCCTTCGGGAACCCCGAGCGCAAAGGCGTGTGGTTCGTATGGGGGCAATCGGGCAACGGCAAGACCAGCTTCATGATGCAGCTGAGCAAGGAGCTTTGCAAATTTGGCAAGGTGGCCTACAACAGCCTGGAGCAAGGAGTGAGCCTCAGCATGCAGCAGACGCTCGCACAGCACGGCATGATCGATGTCAACAGGCGGTTTGTACTGCTCAACCGCGAGCCTATAGCGGAACTGAGCGAACGTCTGGCGAAACCCAAAAGCGCCGATTTCGTGATAATCGACAGCTTCCAGTACACCCAGATGGGGATACGCGAATATATGGACTTCGTGGGCAGGCACCCCAACAAGCTTATAATATTCGTCAGCCAGGCCGACGGGCGCAACCCCGACGGCCGGACTGCGCGCAAGGCCATGTTTGACGCAGACCAGAAGATATTTGTAGAAGGATTCAAGGCTATGTCGAAAGGACGTTTTTTCGGCCCCGTCGGGAGCTATACCGTATGGGAAGAAGGGGCGGAAAGATACTGGGGCAGGAAGGCAGACCGATAAAAAAGATTCGATATGAGCAAAAGTAAGCAGATAATAGAGATTGAGCCGGACGGACGCATCCGCAAAGAGGGGTTCTGCTCCCGGCCAATGACCTGTCCTTACTGCAGAGGCAAAGGATGGTTCTACAGTGGGCAGCAGGATCCGGAGACAATACCTTGTCCCGACTGTGAGGGAACAGGCGAGGTCATCGCCTTGGTAACGATAGATTGGAAACCGAATAAAGAATAAAATTATGGCAAAGAAATTGACCGTTGTTGAGCTACAGGCGCTTGACGCACAGTGCTCCAACCTAACAGGGATACTTAGAACTGCTGTTGGCAGTCTTGATATGATGGCTACGACAGGATTAACACGAGAATTGGCTATGGTGAAGACTAAAATTGACGAGGCCACGATGTGGCTAAATAGATACCATGCTGAAGTATGTGTCGATTTGGCTAATAAAACTTGTCGATGAGATGAAACAGCAGGTAACTAACTTCGGGCGGTTCTATGCGGCACTGCGTGAGCTGAGCATAATCGGTGACCGTGACGAGGTGAAGGAGAGCCTCGTGTGGCAGTACACCGGGGGGCGCACCGGGAGCCTGCGGGAGATGACGCGGGTGGAATACGAGCGGTGCTGCCTCGGGCTCGAGCGCCGGAACGGCCGCCGGGAGCAGCTGCGGAAGGAACGGAGCGCCACCCTCAAGCTGATGCAGCGGATTGGTATCGACACCACCGACTGGGCGAGGGTGAACGCCTTCTGCCTCGACCGGCGGATTGCCGGAAAGGAGTTCGCCCGTATCGGGGCCGAGGAGCATCCCGACCTCCGCCGGAAGCTCCGCAGCATCGAGGGGAAAGGGGGCCTGGGGAAACACCCCGCTCCGGCAAAGCGCCGGGTGGTAATCATCCCGACGCACCCCGGCGGGGAGGCATAGAAAATCGATAATCACAAAACAGGTATTACTATGAGCAATACAGCGATGAGCGACGTGAAGCGCGAAATCAGACGGCTCACGTCGGGGTTGGAATCCCGGGATTACGCGAACTTTATGGAGGAGCTTGCCATGTGGGCGGCCGACGAAGCCGCAATGGCCGATTATCAGCCGGAGGCATACGGAAAGGAGGTGGAGGATGAGAAAGAGGAAGAATGACAGGCGAAGGGGGTTGCGCATCGCGCTATGGCTGCTGACACTGCCGATGTTTTTCATCGTCTCCATGGCAGGGAGCCTTTTAGAGGCCATGGGGCGGATGATCAACGAGGCGGTGGATGCGCTCGACAGCGCGATCAACGAATAGCGGATTTATCAACAATCAATAAAACAAAACAGTATGGAACAAGTGGAAATGACCGCCGAAGAGCGGAAGGAATTCGAGGCCTACAAGGCCGAAAAAGACAAAAGACGCCGCGAGCAGGAACGCAAGGAACAGCGCAGGCAGTATGCCGACATGGTGGACGAGGAGATCGCCACCACCATCCCGCAGCTCCGCGAGTTGAGCGAACAGATCAAACTGGTCAAGGAAACCATCTTCGGCAACTTCGAGGCAATCCTCAAGATGAAAACCGAGATTACCGGTGTGGCCCGTGACGACCAGAACAGCCACACGTTCACCAATTCCGACAGCACTCTGCGCGTCATCCTCGGGGTGAACACCATCGACGGCTACCGCGACACGGTGGAGGACGGCATCGCAATGGTAAAGGGCTATATCGAGAGCCTGGCCAAAGACGATGCGACCAAAGCCCTCGTCAATGCAGTGCTTCGTCTGTTGAGCCGCGACGGGCAGGGCAACATCAAGGCCAGCCGCGTGCTCCAGCTACGCAAGATGGCAGAGGACAGCGGCAACGAACAGTTCCTCGAGGGGGTGAAAATTATCGAGGAGGCTTACCAGCCCACCATCTCCAAGAAGTTCATCCGCGCCCAGTACAAAAACGACAAGGGTGCATGGTGTTACATTCCACTCGGCATGACCGATGTCGACTAAAAGAGAAAAGCCATGGAAAGGGATCTGACCAAACCTCCCAAAATAGCCATCTGCCAAAGGTGCAAAGGCACGGGGCGCATAAAAACCGGCGATTATTCCACATTCCCGACCTTCGGGACTTGCCCCCGGTGCGAGGGCAGCGGCAGGGTGACCGTGAGCTGCAGGATGACACTCGACATCCGGGCATACAGGCCGGGGAACAATGACTGACAAAAACTGGTGACAGGCAATGAATAAAAAGCGCGGCATGTCCTACAGGAAGCGCGTCGAGGGTATAAACAGGATATATGACCAATATGCCAAGACCGGCCTTAGCAACCGGGAGATATGGCGCAGATACATCTATCCGGTCTACTGCATCAGCGAGCGCACTTTCTACAACATCATGAACGCCACGGCAGGGTTTGAAAACCCGGTCGTGGCGTCCGACATGCCAAGCCTTTTTGATCTGCTTGATGACGAACCCGATAAAACTGATCATGAATGAGCGATATAAACGAACAGACACGCGCCATATTCAGAAGCATATTGCGCGACATACAGGTGGAACTTGGAGATGAGTTCGACCAGAATTTCGAGCGGCAGGCATTCTTCAGCCAGGCATGGGCGAGGCGCAAGAGCCCTACGCGTCCCGGCGGGCATATACTTGTTGACACAGGAGGACTCCGGCGGAGCGTGTGCAGCGAGATCAGGGAGAACAGCATAGTGTTCTGCTCAGAGCATCCTGCGGCGGCCATTCACAACGAAGGTGGCGAAATCAAAGTGACGACCAGAATGAAGCGCTACTTCTGGCACAAGTATTATTCCGCTACCGGCTCCTTCGGACGCCGAAAAGACGGCTCTCTACGGCAAAATAAAAAGAATAGCCAACTATCCTCCGAGGCCGATTTCTGGAAAGCGATGGCGCTCATGAAGGTCGGAAGTGCCATCAAGATACCGCAGCGCAAATTCCTCGGCACGTCGCCGGAAGTAGAAACAGCAGTCAGGCAGATCATCGAGGAGAACCTTACCGAGTACATCAACAATATAGACTTCAATATAAGATGAGAGAAGAATTATACCGCAAACTTAAAACCCGGCTTGAAGCGCTGTGCGTGAATGCTGCCGGAGAGTATTATGAACGCCCGGATGAGGCAGACATGGATGACGAACTGTATCCCCGTGCGATCAAGCACATCGACCTCTGGAACCACAATGTAGAGTTCCTCGAGCAGGAGGCTCCATGGCCACG